TTGGTAGACTAATTTATTGTCTACTAATGAAGCTACTCTATGATTTAATGTGACATCTTTAATATTAATCCAACCATCAGTCGTTAAAACATCATGAGAATCATCATAACATGTAAATTTATCTCCTACCATTGGTTTCCTTTCCATTCTTACTCTAATATTATACATTTCATACCCTTCAATATTATAAATACCAGTATGTACTCGATCAATAACTCCTTGAACATTAGATTTAAAAATTTCAGAATTGTCTTTATAAACTTTATTATTATTACCAGTTGGTTGAATAGGGGATATTTTACCAATAATAATATCTTCACTATTAAGTACTGTTTCTTCAGGTACATATCCTTTTTCATTTAATTTTTCATAATTACCGGGTTTCATTCCAGTAACTTTATTTCGATCTGGTTTAGTAAAAATATCATCTTGTGAAGTAGAAGGATTTTTTAAAATTTCACTATGAAATTTTTTAAGAGTGTCTGCTCGAAATATTCCTCTATCAATGGCAGATTGATTAAAAATAATAGAATCTTCTTGGTTATATCCATTATAGGAACAAATTGCAATAATGGCATTTTCACCATAAGGTAAATCTAATACTCCGTTATATTTCATAGCTTGTGTAGTTACTAAAGGTAATTGTGGATGGTACAATATTTGTGAAATATCTATACGATCTTTATACGATGATAAATATATACCAATAGATTGTTTAGCTTGTGAGAAATGAAGAATATTACGATTTGCATAATTATGGTTAGAAAAAGGGATATTCGCTGCAACAGTTCCTAACATAACCCATGAATGAAAATCACAATGTGTATACTTAACCCATCGATGATCACTATATCTATTAATCTGTGCATAACTTTCTTCTTCTTTAGATTCTGTTACACTACTATGTTCTGATTTAATAGATGTATCTAGAGTTTGATTCAGTTTATATTCTCTTTCAGCAACTAATAAATAATTTAAAGATTCAATATCTTCATATTCAATTAAATCAGGATATTTATGTAATAATTTTTTCCATGATTTACTTTTATCCGGTAAATTTACTTCAATATTAATATCCTTAATGATTTCTGATGTAAAATTTAATTTATTATTATTAATAATTAATAATGGTCGAATTAATCTTCCACCATCAAAATATAATCTAATTTCTTTATTAGTATAATCAAATAGAATTGAAGTGAATTTATCAATAATATTTTCTGATCGATATTTTTTTAATAATTTATAGATCTCAAGAGCATCTTGAATTTTACATACACCGATCCAATTACCATTAGAAAATATTTTAATCCATTGATTCATACTTAATGGATCAATATCATAAGGATGTTTAATATTAGGATTATTTTTAAGTATATTATTAATAATATCATTTTGGGAGGAATTTTGAACAGTAATAGAAGCCATCATAGCCAAACTTTTAACAATTCCAATTTTCGCACCCTCTGGTGTTTCAATACAATTAGACACTACAAATGAATTAGCAATAAAAGAGTGATTATCTGATTCTGTTGTAAAATCATAAACCATCTCATTTGGTATCAATTTAATATATTTAATTCCAATAGATATATCCCCATTAGATAAAATATTATCTCTAGTAAATTGGTCGTAAATAATGGGACATCTAGGTTTTGGAATCTTATCACCTTTCTTAATTATATTTCTTAATTTATTAACTTGTTTTACTGATATATTACAATTATTAGATATTTCTTTATTTGAATAATTTTCACTAAACATTTTTGATATTTTATTATATTTTATTGATCTGTCATTAAATTCTTCTTGTCTAATTTTAAGATATTCTATTGCAGGTGCTGATTTTCTTCTTTTTTCTTCACAATATCTATATCCAATCCAATCTGCATATTTTACTATATTATCAGTAGTTTTTTCAAATGATAGATCTATAATTTTTTTATCTTTTCCAATTCCTTCTTTAATATTAACCTTTGTATTTATGTCAAAATCTTTAAACATATTAGATATTTGATACATATATTTAATTGTATGATCTTCAAATTCGGGAGTTGTTATTTGTGAAGTTATTCCCATAGATATTTTAAATGTAGTACCATTCATTTGATAATATATTTTTGAACCATATCCTCCTTGAAATGCTGACAAATATTCTCTTTTAATAAGTTTATTTCCTTCTGTAATCCACTCAGGTATTATTCTTTTCATATTAGTTTTATCACCAACTAATCCACCCAATAAACTTAATATATAAGCAAAAGCACCATTTTTTTCTACTTTCCAAGTAGTAATTCTTCTATTAATTTTATCTTTAAATTTATTAATTTCTCTTGTAATTGCAGAATAGCCAAATCCAAGTTTAGAAATATCATCGTTTAATGTAAATGTATCATATTCTTCACCTATATAAAATGATGCATCATAATAAATAATTTTATCAGAAATTATTTTTAAACCTAAATATCCATTTGTATTGATAGCACCAATTAATCTTGCAATAATTACTAATCTATCTTGTGTAATAGGTTTATTAAGATAACCTAATTCTAATAATTCTATTTTATAATTATCTAGAACATCAGCTTCATTAATAATGACATATGTATCTATATTAGGTATTATTATTTTTTCAGTATGTCTTATTACCAATTTATCTGTAAGCTTAAGTTCTTCTACTTTTCTCATTACAAATTTATTATTTTCACAAATTAAAAATGGATGATCGTTTGTTGCTTTTATTACACGACCACTTATTGTTTTAATTTCATATAATTTTTTAGACATTCTACTGAATTTATTATAAATTCCAGATGGTTCTTCACATAATGTAATTTTATTGACTGATGATACTGATTCACTATCATGAATATTTATTATTTGTTTTAAAGTCATTCTATTAGACATTAATACTTCAGAATCACCTGTTAAACAGCATAATAATTGACATTGATTAGCATTTACTTGACGAATTGAAGTAACTTTAGCAGTTGATTCGTCCATTGATGGAGATAAAATACGACGTAAGTAAGATGTTCCTTGAATCCAACTTAGTCGTTGTAAAGATTGTGCAACTCCTCTTTTTGTTTTATTCATTCCCCAAATACCAGTAGATAAAGCTGTTTTCAAACCTTGTTCTATTGTTGAAGGTTTAATTTGACTAATTACGTTAATTGGATTTTCATCGGATTGATTTTTCTTTTTAAAATGTTTACCAATTTCATTTAATAATTTTTTCCAATTTTGTCGAAATAATTGTCCTAATAATATACCAGGTGGTTCAATTCGTTTATTATGTAAAGCATCTCTATCATCAACATCACGACGACCTAACATAACATTTAAAAGTCTATTAGTAATTAAGCCTAAAAACACAATTTTTTTAGGTATATCTTCTCCTAAATGAGGTAATAAATCTTGTCGTAAAATTTTATCTAAATACATTTTTTTTTGAATTTTTCCTAGTTCTACATCAGTTTGAGAAATACGTTTATTTCTTTTTAATTTGGTAATTAAAAATTCTATTGCTTCTTCTTTTGTTTTAATAGGATTACCAGTTTCATCAACTGAATTCACAATTGATGATTGTAATAAATTTAACATTTTAATATCATTTAAATCATATGTTAAATAACTTATAATATTACGATCAGTCTCAATACCTAAAGCTCTCATTAATATAAATAATGGAATATCTACTAATTGTGATGATGTACTAACTGTTAAAACACCATCTTTTCTATTTTTAATAGTTAGAATTTGTAAATTATCTGACCAATCGTTGCGTTTAGAATTAATTTGGGCTTTATATACAAGTCCATTTTCATAAGAAGTATCTTTATTTACAAAAACTAAAATTTTATTATTAACCATTTGTTCAATAGACATAATAATTTTTTCTTGTCCATTAACAATAAAATATCCACCAGGATCAATTTTACATTCTCCTTTAAGATCTTGTTTTATATAGGTAGAACAATATTTTGATTTTAACATAATAGGAATATTTCCTATTGGTAAATCTTTTTCCATATTATCAACATATTTTATTATTTTATCTCCTGATATTGAATCTACTTTTTCAACAAATTGTTGAATATCTACAACAATCGAAGCAAAATAGTTTAAATGATTTTTTCGAGCATCAGATGGAAACTTTATTTCATTATCATTTTCAAATACAGAAGGTTTAATTCTTATATTGGAACATTTAAAACCATGTAAATAGATTAAATGTTGATCTACATTTTCATAAAAATAATTTGCTTCTTGAATTAACGAATATGGAATAATTTCACCAACAAATTGATGAAATGATGAAAATAAATGATCGTATAACACTTTCGGTTGATTAAAATAAAGATCAATTAATTTATCAATTTCTTCTTGAATATTCTGATTCATTACTAATATCTATATTCTTTTTTTAGATATTATTTTTTATTCAATTTTTGTTAGTTAAATTTGCAATTTTTTATTAAATTATGGAGGTAAAAAGCTTATCATAATTTAATAAAAAATTAGTAATAATAAAGCTTTATATTAATAAAAATATTTTTATTAAATTTTATATAGAATTAAATCTCCTAATGTTAATCTATTAGTATCATTAAAAATGGAAACTTCAGTGATAAAAAATTTATTTATATTACAAATAATATTATTATTTATATAAAAATATTTGTTCACAAATTGACCTTTCAAAAGATATGTTAATTTAATTATATTTGAATTTTTTAAATATGTATTCATAATAAATATTATTGGAACATAATTATTATAATTATGTAATTCGGATGTAATATCTTTTTTAACAATAATATTTTTATTTAAATTTGTTGTATCATTAATAATTCTATAAAGTTTATTTTTATAAATACTATTATTAATAGAATGTAAAATATTATCTTCTGATGAAACATGTATAATTTCACATGATATAATTGGCGGGATTATTATTTGATCAGATGTATCTGTAGTAAGATAAGTATTCTTAATTTCATATATTACATTTATATTAAAATATTTTAAAATATATTTAATCAAACTGAAAGGAATTATAAATAATTGTAATCTTATATAATACAGTTTAGTTGGAGAATACAATGCACAAATATTTGCACCAAAATTATAAATAAATATATTTATAATAGTAAGATAAAATCTATATAATACAACAAAATCAATATAAGTATTTAAATTAAATTTATAAGTTATAAAATTATTATAAAAAGATTTTTTTAAACTAAAAAAATTATTATAGAATAAATTCATTATATTGAGTAGATTTTTATAGATGAATTTATTATTCATAATATAATAATATTATAATAAAGCATTATAATATCTTTAAATAATTTATGGTAATAGCTTATAAAGCTATTTTATATCATTTTAATATGGATATAAATTTATGCAATACTACAAAATTAAATAATACGTGGAAGTTATTATATCATTATGATAAAAATAATTGGAAATTATCAGGTTATAAATCTATTTATATAATTACATCTCCTTTGGATTTTTGGAGATTATATAATAATTGGGATAAACTAGGTGGTATTACTAATAAACATTTTTTTTTAATGAAAAATGAGGTCCCTCCTATTTGGGAAGACTCTTTAAATATTAATGGCGGATGTTGGTCATTTAAAACTAATATCGAACAAGCTCCAGAATTATGGAAAGAATTATCTATTTATTTAGTTTGTGATATAATATGTTCAGATATTAAAGTTGAAATCATGGGTTTATCTATTTGTTTGAAAAAAAATAATAATTGTATTATTAAAATATGGAATAATAATTCAAAACATAACAGCCTTCAATTACTTAACGAAAATATATTGAATAAATGGGGTACAGATATTATATATATTGCTCATATGTCTGAAAATTAATCAATAGATAATTCCAATATACAACTTTGTTTATGTAATCCTAACCATGTATATTTAATATTAAGTTTATGAATAAATTCATAGATTGCTTTAAAATCTCCATCAATTAAATTATATAAATTATTTATTATAATGATAGTTTTATTTATTAATTTATTTTTAATAGCATATATAAAATCATTAGTTTTATTGTAATTATTATAATTAATATTCAAGAATGATATGTCTTTATTAAATAAAACTTCATCTAAAGTTTCTAATACAACAAGACGTCCATTTAATTTAGTACATTCTAATTTTGCTAAATTAGGGCAAAATAAATCGTAATAATACATTATATTATTCGTATATTTATAAAAATGAATTTTTCCAACTTCTAACCATATTGTATTACAATCATATTCTTTTTGAATTATAAATTCTTCAATACTATATTCAATTGGTAGTATTTTGTTAATTTCATCACTTAATAACTTAAAATACAATCTGTATAAATCATGATCATGCCATAAACCTATTAAATCTATTCGTCGTGGTAAATAAAAATTATTATCATATCTTGGAATTATGCAATGTATTATATTATTATTAATTAATATATCATGGAAATATTCTTCTGGTGATTTTGTATTATTTATCCATTTATTAAAAATATTTTCTTTTAATAATTTAGGTTTGAATATAAAAAAATCAAATGAATATAATATAATATTGTTTAATGATAAATTCACATAAAATATTATTTCAGAAATTGATTTTTGATCATTCAAAAAATTTACAATAAGGGTTTCATTAATTATAAATACATCAGGATGCATATGTATTACATAATCATACTCGCAGTTTTCAGAATATAATTTTAATAAATCTATTATATCTGATACTGCTTCTAGTCCACCATTAATAAAACCCGCATTTTTTTCAGTTATTATAATATTTTTTTTCTTACATTTAATAAAAGCTATATTATCTATAAAATTAGTATTTATACAATTTGAATGAATATAAATATCTACCATGTTGGATAATTGAATACATTTTTCTAAATACAAACCATATAATTTATATTCATCATTATGTCTATGGCTAGTTAATAAAATTAAAATTTTCATATAATTTAATATTAAATAAATTAACGTTTATATTAAAATATATAGATAAGTATTTTAAAACGCAGAAATAATTTTGATTAAATTGAACATAAGCTTATGTATTAGATAAATGCTAGTTAAAATATACATACCTACATAATAATCAAAATAACCATCCCTATTGGAATTATTGATCCATTTGATATATATCGATAATATTATAAATTAATATTTAGTTAATTGGTTACTAATTACAGGCCAATTATTGCCAAAAAATGCAATATAATCTATAACAGTAGCTCCAATTGATTTTATATCTATTAATATACCATTATACCAATATTTACAAAATCCTATAGTAAATAAATAATTAGAAGAATAAAACGTAGATAAATTATCAGCTGAACTAGATGTAAAAACAAAATTACCATTTTTATCATATATATCAATTCTTAAAGGAGAATTTACTTGTATACTCAATTTTAAATAAAATCCATTAAGTATTGCAATTTTAGCACTAGATGTAAAAGCATCTATACGCATAGCAGAATCATTCCATTGAATTATTGGATCATTTGTTTTAGTTATACCCAAAACTTTAGGATTACCTGGTCTAGCAAATAGCGTGGGTGCCGCATCTTGAGAAAAAAAGGTTATATCCCATGATTGTAATCCTTGAGGATTATATGTTGGATCTTCCCAATATTCACCATATATAGGTTGTCCTTTTAAAATTATAGACATTGATGAGGTATTGAATCTTTTATAATTAAAAATTGTTGGATTTATCATAAAACCTGGACTATTTAGTATTATCATGTCTTCTGAAAATGTACCTGTAATATCAGGTAATGGAGGATTACGATTAGTTAAATCTTCTAAAAGAAATGTATAGGATGGTTTAATAGTAGTTGGATTAAAGAATGTTGTATGTCCAAAATATACAATATTTGTAGAATTATATGGTATTGCTATAAAATTAGTCATATAAATATATCTATTAATAGTAGTTGTATTTCCAAAAATATCTTGTGTTTGATATGTAATAGTATAGCGATTGGATGTACTTATATTAATAATAGATGAAGAAATTGTCATATTAGTTGTTACATTTAATATTGTTTCTCCTAAAATATTAATAGTTGGATTATTATTATTTATTATAGATATTATTATAACGGGTAATAAATTATTATTAAAATCAGTAGCTATAGCACCAGCTTCTTGGTAATTTATATTTAAAGGATAAATTAATGGCTTACTAGGTGTTCCTGTCTCATTAATCAAATTTAAAGTAGGTGGAATTCTATTAATTCGTAAAGTTAGTTGATTAATTATATTATTAGTATTAGGATTATCATACTTAGTTATAAATAGAGACCATAAAGGTAAAGATAAAGCTGTTGAATCTGTATAATAATTACATTGAGGTAAATTAAATGCAAATACATTTGATATATATAATGTACCAATTATATTAGCTTGTGTAACTATAATATCTTTAAAAATAGAAGACTTAGTTATATATAAAGAAGAATAAATTGTTGTTAAATCATTTATAACTAAATTATTAATATTACATGAATTAAAAACAGATAGCGTTGAAGATATAAACATATTATTAAATTTATTATAAGCATTGTATTCTTGACCTAATAAATTTAAAGATGTTATAGTATT